TTCTTCTTTGAAGAAGAAGATATCTAGGCTGATGGCTAAGGGTCATCTCCCTGCACTGGATGGACGCAGGGTGTGGGTTAGATCTGAGCATGCTGCATTGAACACCTTGCTGCAAAGTGCAGGTGCTATCATTGCAAAACAATGGCTCATTGAATCAACAAAGCTGTTGCAAGAGAAGGAGATAGATGCTAAACTATTAGCGTTTGTTCATGACGAAACTCAATGGGAAGTGAGAGAAGATCAGGCAGAGGAAGCAGCTAGGCTCATCGAGCAAGCAGCAACCAAAGCAGGGGAAGCTCTTAGTTTTCGTTGCCCAGTGGATGCCGAAGGAAAGATTGGCAACAACTGGCGTGAGTGCCACTGACGTTACTAGTGGGTTTTCATATTGGAGAAAATTATGAGTGAAGAAAAGAAAGCCATCAAGATTAAAGCTGATGTGTTCTGGTGTCAACACAATAAGGTGAATGACATGTCTGGTAAGTTTCAGTTGAATCTGTGCAACCTGTCTGACGCTGCTGTTGAAGCATTGGAAGACATGGGCATCAGTGTTCAAACTGGTGAAGACAAGAAGGCTGACATGGGCAAGTACATCACTTGCAAATCAGAGAAGCCTATCCGTGTCTTTGACACAGACAATGATGAAATTACTGAAGCCATCGGCAACGGTAGTAAGGGGAAAGCCCTAGTGTCTACATACTCTTGGACATACAAGAACAAGAAGGGTGTTAGCCCTTCATTGAAGAAGCTGGTCATTACAGACTTGGTAGAGTACTCCGCAGCTAGCGGTATTGATGCAGATGATGAGGACGTATTATGAATTTTAATATCACATTGACATTGGACCAATTGAACTTGGTACTAGCAGCACTTGCTAAGCTTCCCTTTGAAGCTGTTACAGACACCATCGCTGTCATCCGACAGCAAGGCACTGAACAACTTCAAGCGGCTGAGGCAGCAAAGACTGCTGAAGTAACAGAAGTAACAGAAGCGCAGTAATGAAAGCGCTTTATGATGCTGACATATTTTGTTATAGGTCAGCATCCGCATGTGAGGACGAAGACGAGACAACGGCACAGCGAACACTGGATCGTTTAATTATTGATGTCCTCATGTGTGGTGTTGATAGCATCTATCCTGATTGCTTTGTAGATAGTTGGAGCATGCACCTAACAGGCAAGAACAACTTCAGATATGAGATAGCTACAACGGTTCCCTATAAAGGAAACAGAGTGGACAAGCCTAAGCCAAAGCATCTAGCTTTCCTTAGAAGCTATCTTGTTAAGGAGTGGGGAGCCACTATCTCTGAAGGTGAGGAGGCTGATGACACCATCGCTATTGAAGCAACAAGACTTGGTGACGATTGTGTCATCGTGTCTTTAGACAAAGACTTAGATCAGATATGCGGATGGCATTACAACTTTGTAAAGCATAGTGGTTATTACATTACACCCGAGCAAGGCTTGGTTAAGCTGTATACACAGATGCTGACAGGTGATGCTGCTGATAACATCAAAGGATTGTTCCGTGTTGGTCCAGTGAAAGCAGCCAAGATAATTGGGGACACAACAAATGAACTTGAGCTATACAACAAAGTGTTGGAAGCTTATGAAGGTAATGCTGAGAGAGTGTTAGAGAATGCTCAGCTTCTTTTCTTACGAAGATATGAAGGACAGATATGGACTCCTCCACAAACTTAAAACCTAATGACATTGCCCTCATCCTACGCCCTAACATTGAAGGTGGTAAATATACCAATAGCTTTCAGGTGTTAGTCAGTGGCTTCGGTCCTGTCACCATTAGTAAAGACGATGTAGACAATCTCTTGGGCATGGCTATGATATTGGCTTCAGTGATTCCACACATGGAAGAGAATGAAAAGCTAGCTTATGAACTTGTTGAATACTGTGGCAAATACTTTGCTGATGTAGGTGACTTTGAATACAACCCAGACCATGACAGCTTTGGTGATGGTGGCTTCACCATTAACACCAGAACAATGGGAGGTATGCAATGAATGTAGATGACACACTGGCAGTAAGAGCCACTAGATATGGCAACTACAAAGAAGATGTCTCTAGAGTTTCTCAAGCATTGAAAGATGTCTTAAGATCTGGTGATGTATGGAAAGAGATGGATGATGATATGAAGGAAAGCCTCGATCTCATCTGTAATAAAATGTCTCGCATTGTTAATGGTGATCCTTGGTATCATGACTCATGGCATGACATCATTGGCTACGCTAGACTGGTTGAAGAAAGAATTGAAAAGCTATGATCACAGTAGACATTAGTTTAAAAGTATTCTTTAAACCAGAAGACCTACCTAATGTCTATCTGAATGAAGAAGTGTTGAGCGAGGTGATTATTGAAAACCTCACAGCCTCATTGGAAAAAATGGATTCATATGAAGTGGTGTTCAAGCATGTGGATGTGGAAGGACTGGAATGAAAGTTAACTCTGTAACTATTAGGGAGGTAAGCAATGGCTATGTTGTTGAGCATATTGCTGAGTCCGAGTACGATAAATTTCTATCTGAGTTTATTGCTATGGACATTGACGAAGCTTTGGCGATAGCTAGAGATTTATTTGTGCATTACGATGCTGCTGACATGTCGCATTTAGTAGATACTCCAGTTGGCAGATAACAAAAAAAGAAATGGTGGTGAGTGGACTGACTCTAGGTTCAGAAGCTTTGTCACCTCTGCATTGAGAGCCGCCTCTAGGCGTTGGCCTCCTAAGTTCAAAGCTTTGAAAGAAGCTTTCGTTGGTAGGAAGACTAACAAGAAGACAGGCAAGCTGGCAATGCATTACAAATGTGCCAAATGTAAGAAGCACTTTGTTGCTGCTGATGTACAGGTAGATCATATACTACCAGTAGTATCACCAACAGAAGGCTTTGTTAGTTGGGACTTGTTCATTGATCGTATCTTTTGTGAGATAGAAAATCTTCAGGTGTTATGTAAGCCTTGTCACAAGGTGAAGACAGATGAAGAGAAAGCAGAAAGGAAAAAGAAATGAATGTAGAAATGATAGAAGAGCATGACGATGGTAGCGCAACCTTTACATTTGAATTGAATTGGGAAGAGCGTAACATCCTGCTTAACTTGGGTATAATTACAGCCATCAAGAATGGCATTGAAGAAGGAGCTAAATATGTGGGTAACACTAATATGGGCAACACCGGAAGCGGAGAACCTGATAGCGTACATGGCGAGGGTGAGCAACCCTGAGAATCAAAACAATCCTGAGACAGCCCCTAAGCTGCTGAAGTATTTAATTGATAACAAACATTGGAGTCCATTTGAGATGGTCAATGTCTGTATGGAAATTGAAACTACCCGTGACATTGCCCGTCAAATCTTGCGTCACCGTAGCTTTAGCTTCCAAGAATTCTCACAACGCTATGCCATTTCATCACGCTATGAAACCAGCGAGGTACGGCTGCAGGATGAGAAGAACAGACAGAACTCAATCCCTGTACAAGACCGTGAATTGATGAAGGTATGGCAGGAGCTACAAGCAGATGTTTTAGTCGCTTCTAAGCGGTCCTATGAGGCTGCACTGGGCATGGGCATAGCTAAGGAAGTGGCTAGGAAAGTCTTGCCTGAAGGCATGACAACCAGTAGGATGTACATGAATGGTACATTGAGAAGCTGGCTGCATTACATTGACATTCGTTGTGACAAAGCAACACAGAAAGAACATCGTGAAATAGCAGAAGAATGTAAGTTAATACTAACCAACTTATTCCCTTCTTTATTCACAGATAGCAAGCAGTAGCCAACTGAGGTATAACTACCTTTCTTTTCACGGGAGCTTCGGCTCCCTTTTTTTCCCACCATAACAGGAGTATTTATATGGCAAAGTATAAGGTCAACATTGACCTGTCTCGGGATGCGTTGTTCGATGAACTAGGTATCCAGAGATTGAGAGAGAGTTATATGAAAGAGGAAGAGGTTAGTCCTCAAGAAAGATTTGCATATGTTTCGGAATCGTTTGCTTCAAACCAAGACCATGCTCAAAGACTGTATGACTATAGCAGCAAGCATTGGCTTAGCTACTCTACTCCTATCCTATCTTTTGGTCGCTCTAAGCGTGGCCTCCCTATTAGCTGTTTTCTTAATTACATGGATGATAGTGCAGAAGGTTTGGTCGATAACCTATCAGAAACTAACTGGCTATCCATGTATGGTGGTGGTGTCGGTGTGCATGTGGGTATCCGCAATGGTGATGATAAGTCTACTGGTGTTATGCCCCACCTTAAGATCTATGATGCTAGCTCATTGGCCTACCGTCAAGGACGCACAAGACGGGGCAGCTATGCTGCCTATCTAGACATCCATCACCCTGACATCATCCAGTTTTTGGAGATGCGTAAGCCCACTGGTGATCAGAATGTACGCACACTAAACCTACATCATGGCATCAACATCACTGATGAATTCATGACCATCATTGAGAAGTCTATGAAAGACCCAGACTTTGATGACAGCTTTCAATTGAAGAACCCTGCCACTGGTTTGGTTGTTGAGACAGTGTCTGCTAAATATCTGTGGCAGAAAATACTAGACCTTCGTATGCAGACAGGTGAGCCATACCTAGTCTTCATTGACACAGCTAACAAAGCTATGCCTCAATGGTTGAGCAAAAAAGGTTTGAAGATTAATGGCAGCAATCTGTGTACAGAAATCTTTCTACCCACTAACGAGAAA